GCTATCACGCCTAAAGAGCTGGTAGCCCTTAACGTGTCTATCACTTCGTCCGATTACTCTAAAGTGCCCATCATTTCGGGTAGCGGGTACGTAGGTGCTGGCGTAACGGTGAGAGGCGATGTTCAAGTAATCGGACAGAAATACGAAAAGCGTTATCTCGATGTTAATGAGTGGGAACGAGGAACAGTGCAGGACAGTCCAAAAGCGTGGGAGGATATTAAGATCCCGACAGGAGCAGGCAACCGTTTTAGGCTTGTTAATGTTATCCCCGTAGAGTTTGGCTCAAAGATAGCATGTAATTCGGGGTATTCGCTTAATTGCTATGTGTATGCTTCCGATGGTACATATCTTGGTACATCTAATTGGACACAGTCATGGACCGTTTATCCGAGTAAGGCTGCCTTCGTAGGGATCATCATGAAGAAAGTTTTGGCAGCTTCGGATCCGGGAGTTCTTATCGAAGAGTCCGACATACCATTGGCATCGGTTCGGTACATCACTGAGTTCAAGACATCCCGATATATCACGAACGAGCTAGACCGGAAGGACCCCAGTGATATCTTTTTGAGTCAAGACGCTTGGCAAGTATCCGCCATCAGCACCGGATCGGCGTATGTTGGTAGAGAGTACGACTCTTTGAAACAAGCGTCGAATATTTGGTGCATCCTTAAACGACCGATTAATGCCGGTAAGTCGTGGACTGTTGCATTAGGCAACGCTGTTACTTATGTGCAGGCTAACAGTTCGTGGGACGCATCGAAAAAACTGCTAGGTTTAGGCGTTAAAGATAACGCAGCGTTAACGGGTCTAGAAATGAAAAAGGGATTGAATGAAATCGTAACTCTGTTAGATGTACCCGCAGCCCGTTTTGTAGTAGAGTACGTTCCTACTCCGCGTATTATCGATATCTATGAAAAAGGCGGTATCGAGATATACGGTACTAAAATCCGAATGTACGATAATTCAGTTCTTTCCAAGACTTTGAGGAATTCTATGGGAGTAGTACTTAAAGGCAATGCGGTTGCACGGTATGACTGGACCGTAGGATGTATGTGTAGTAACGGTCACGATGACGCAATAATTAAACTGCCATGATATTCAGTGATATACTAAACTTTATGGATGGGGAAGCCGTGAAACTCGGCTTGCCTATCTATTTCGGAGATACGTCTACTATTAACGAGCTAGTGAATGACATCTCAGGTATGTTCTTAACGTTTGATGTCCCGGACGGTGGTATGTCTAAGTTGCCTCCTGCTACCCGGAAGTATAACGTAGTATTACAGTGCTTAGATAAATCGTACTATCTTACGGATAACGCTGCCGAACTTAATACATTAATGCGTACCGATTTGGCTTTAAACAAACTAATGTCCGCTTTTGTGTGTCACTTCGATGTGGATGGATTGAGTTTCAAGAAGGTACAGAATATCTATGACTCAATGAAGTCCGGTTGGAGTGTAACATTTTCTATAACAGATGATTTATTGAACTATGGATAAGGAGATATTGCAGGTTGTAGAACAGATAAAAAAGGAAATCTTCGAATCTTATGTTTCGAAAGGTTTGGTAGCGTCTGGTGAATTTGGGCGTGATCTAAAAGTAAACGATCTCGGTGATAGGGTAACTATTACTGCACCGCATTATGTCGTACAGATGGTGCAGGGTAGGAAAGCGGGGAGTTTTCCGCCTGTCTCCGCTATTAAAAAGTGGATTCAAGACAAGAACCGGACGGTTGGTGCAAACATCCCGGAGGAAGCAGCTTTCGCCATCGCTTATGTGATGAAGCGGGACGGCATCAAGGTTCCTAACAAGTATAACGGTGGCGGGGTAG